CTCGGCTTGATGCTGACGGCACGAGGACGTCCTGAACGTTCAAGATGATCTTCGTCAGCGATTGGCATTTCGCCGCGTATAGAAAACCACTTGAGGAGGGCTGCCACACCGTCAATCCCATTTAAGGGAATGGGGGCGTCAACTACCATGGCCTTGACAAGAGGCCTGTGTAGCTGAGGGCACATTTTCTCAGTATCGTAACCGAGAAAGCTGTGACGGCCCAAACCAGGAGATTCCTCGGCGACCGCCGGAAAGGGGATTATTCTTTCCATAAGGTCGTCAAGGTATTTACAACTGTGCCACATACCTGCCTTATACAGGTGGTTACGTAGCTCAGCTGTAGAAATAATCTCCTGAACGTCAGTTCTACGGGTGGGAAGATTCGAACGGAGTCTCACGACATTTACGTCGTGTCCGTCGTAAAAATCACCACCACAAGACTCTCTGAACTTACCAGTCCAGAAAGACTTGTTAACGTTGACCTTGAGCCCAAAAGTCTCAAGCAACGAAATCGTAGAATGCACGAATTCTACGGGGACAATAATATCATCTCCGTAGATGCGTACCCGCCCAACGTACTCTTTAACGAGTGCGCTGGACATCGGGCGATTGAGCTCTTTGCATATTGCCATAAAGACAATAGTCGTGAAGACCATTGACTCAATGGGGAATGTAAGAGCTGAACCCATAGACGCGAACTTGGCCAGGCGAATTACGCCATGACCAGGCACTTCAGCCTTCCGGGATCTGCTTCCGTCGACCGCCGCCAAAAGCGTAGGTCGAAAGGTGAGTAAGGCCCGTACGAGCTGATTCGAAACACGATCGGAGGCTTCACTCAAATCGAGTGTTGCAAGGTCGCCTTCACGGCTTCCTTGTCGAGCCAATTCCCGATTAGGGATTTGACTCGACCAACCGACGATGGCTGACAGGATGTCATCTCTGTCAATACCATCTGTTAGGGCATCTTTGAGGCCTTGCTGCACGTACATCATGCAGGTCGGCTCCATAGCTATGACCCTAGGTGTTTTTTGCGTTTTAGGAACGAGGATAACCTTAACCGGTATCTCCGCTCCAGGTTCGAGAATCTCGACACGCTCGAGGTCTGAATAATACCTCGGGCTTGGTAAGACTGCTCTATCGAGAGATATTGCAGCTTCCAGTCGTCCATGGTAAACAGGCAAATTCCATTTGGCATTTCCTGCCAAACGGTCTGCCGTGCTTCCTGGACCGTGTCTGGGGACAATGTCTTCCACATCAACAAGCATTTCGATGCGGCGGAGCATTGATCCAAACACGTGATCGGCGGTCCTAGCAAAACTCGTAAGAGCATCGCTAGGAATACGTCGGTCAGTGTGTCGTAGATCCTTCTCACACTCAATGTACCCTTCAATTGCAGCGGCCTTGCGTGCATCTGTGCACTCAAGGTTTATCTTTGCGAACATCAGCGTTAGCTGACGGATCGCCCAGATCGCCGTAATATCGGGATCATCGAGCAATCGACCCGAACTCCTGTCGAAGACGCAGGCAAGGAAACCTCCG